TGTTCCTGCGTAGTCTGCGATTATACGAGCTTTACTCATGTGTTATTACTCTCATTAGAATTGTTAATTGTTTTTGATGCTCCGATATAACTCATGTTTTATCCTTTACACTGTACCAATATAAGTACCCCAAAATTGGGTTTCATTAATAGCAAGATTTTGTGTATCGTTTTCGTTATGGTCAACCCAAAGTGAGACATAATCATTAGTATCTAATTGAATAATTGCTGACCCACTCACGCCTTGTGTGTAATTTGAAGCGAGATAAGAAAATTGTTGATTAAATGCGTAAATATTAGTAGCAGTATCTACCCCATTTCTACGAAGTGCACATCTAAGCCTTTCAGACGTATCTAACTGAGTCAATACCACACTATACCCACATAAATAAATACCTTGAACTGTTGGTGTGAATCTGCCTGAAGCATAATGGCCTAATGAATCAAAATTTTCTACCCATGTTCCTACCGCACTAGCTTCAGTCCAAGAATTATTTGGAATTGCACAGTCAGCAACACTATTGTAAGCTGAAAAAGCATGAATCTTTTTGGTTACTCCTGTACCTATAGTTCCTGCTGTTACAGTACCTAATGAAATATTACCAGTTGAGGTAGCTACTGTCATTCTTGTTGCATCTTGGTCATCTTTTATCAGTAGATTACCTGACGTTGGTTTTATTATTAAATCTGCCATGTGTTACTCCTTCGGAAATTTGGTTTTAACAGCTTCTACTGCTTCGGCATGAGTAGTAGTGCTATTCTTCATGTCCTTATAAATCATATCTAACTGATCGCCTACTGAGGGATAGGCTACTGCCCTTTGTCTTGCGTAGGCTTGTGCCTCAAATTCTGCCTCAATACGTTTTACTTCTACATCTATTTCTTCTTGAGATGGCGGATCATTTTCGTCATCTTTCCAATCAACTATTTTTTCACCGATCATTGTGAATTTAGAATTTGGCCTTAAATTAGAATGTGCCTGTATCACATTTTTCTCACTCATGCTGCTACCTCTGTAACTGTAAAAAGTGCATCTTGGTTATGGATACCATAATGCCAATAACCATGAACACCTGTGTCATTATCAGGTTCTCTCCTTATTTTTATCCCTAATTTAACAGTAGTCCCTGCGGGAAGATTAGGAGAATATAGGTAAGTATAAGCTGATTTAAAACTTATATGGAAATTAACATTAGAATATTCATGGCAATCGTGGGCTTGAACATTTCTTATAAATGTATCAGTCCCTGAATCGTAAACTCTCCATAATTCCCCAACACACCCATAATTATTACCACCGGGATTGAGATGTCCAAGAGTCACTCCTTGAATTAATAATTTTGAATTTAATTGTTTTGTTGTAATTGTTGCAGTTAGTACATTAGTATCTCCTGCAGAACAAGTTTCGACTAATGTTACAATAGAAGAACCCTGACTGTTAGATTCAACAACCTGCAAAACACTACCAGTAGGGAACGTAACCCCACTCCCTAAAGTTCCTGAAGTAACAGTTCCAAATCCTGTAATTGCTGGACTACCAGTAACAGCACTTCCCAATTCCCCTGTCATCCCTGACAAAGTGGTTTGCGGATCATTCATCAACCTTCCAGACTCAATAGTACCTGAACCAGTAATCGTTCTAGCAGAAGAATCATTCGTAATCACTACATCTGAATCTGCAATCGTGCCTAGTGCTAAGTGTTTTGTTACATTAATATCTCCTGTAAGAGTATAGGAATCATTTAAAAGTAGTTTCTCAGTTGAATAAGTACCAGATAAGTTCTTAGTAGTTTCTGACTGAGTAATACCTTCATTTAATGTTACTGTGGCATTATTAGTAACTGTACCATTATGAGTAACTGCTGAACTGAATGTACCTCCATTAGAAGCACTAACCATGTCTGCGGTTGTAAAGGGCTTAAATGCTAATACGGAAATTTCATCGTTGAGAACTGCTCCCGTAGTTAGGACAATACTTGATCCATTAGTTGCAGTATAATCAGTACCATCTTTAAGCTGGACACCATTCATAAAGACAATGATATTGCTTTGAATATATGAGAGTGTTCCTCCTACATCCGCAGTTCCTGTATAGGTCTTATTTGATACTTGTGTTGAAGTAGTTACAAACTTGTATTCAAGTAAGCTTGTATTTCCTGCGGAGGTTGCAGCTATCCAGTTAGCACCATCATAAATCCTCATTTCATTCTCTTGTGAATTAAAATAAAGATTTCCGCTTATAAGTGCATCACCATCATTGTTTGCTGCTGGTCCTCCTGTAGTACTATTAAATGCTCCGTAAACTCCTGACCCTTGAAATACAAGTGTTTGTGGACTTGGACTAGCTGCTCCAAAGGCATTTGAGATTACTATAGGAGAAGTAGTTTGACTTCCAATAATATTAGCTCCTACTGGATAACCTGTTCCTGTAGAAGTAAGTTCTTGACCTATGGTTACTGATCCTGAAGATGTTCCTGTAAACGCAATGGAAGATGAGTCCTTTGACCATGATGCTCCTGTTAGGGTTACTGCATCCGCACTACTTTTATCACTCCTCATTGAACCAAGATAGACATCTGAGAAGTTGTCATAAACTTGTGCAACTGCTGTTGCGCTATTCTTAGCTTCTGTAGCTGAGTTTTGGGCATCTGTAGAGTAGTGCAAAGCTGATCTAGCTGTTGAAGCTGCACCAGGAACTGCTGTGTTGTGTGCAGTAGTAGCCCAACCCTTTGCAGAACCTCCTGTTGTATCTGCACTTGCTGAGATATCCTGTGCATAAGCTTTTGAAGAGTATCCTTCACCTGAATCAACCTCTGCACTTCCTGCGTTAGTTGCCCATTCCTTTGCTGATCCAGTTGACGGAGCGTGAGTTCCTACTACAGAAGCGTGAGCTTTTGCAGAGTGACCTAAATCACTACCAGTTCGGGTATTATCAGTATATACTTTTACTTGTCCATCTACTTTCTGCGCCCAATCTGCTGCTTCTAATTTGTAATCCTCAGTATCTTCTTTGTAACCTAATGTAGTAGTTTTATATCCAACAATGGTGGCATCGTGTGTTTCTAACTGTCCTACGTTTACTGCATCGTTATCATTTACTCCATCTGCTACATCTTTAATAACCTTACTTGAACCATCCCATTTATCATTTGCATCTACTACTATCCCTTGTAGAGCTATATCAATCGCTTCCTGAGCTACATGGAGAGTCTGGTTAGTAGAATCATCCAGATCTTGTTCTCGTATTACTGATCCAGGTGCAAAGTCTACCTGAGCTAAATAACGATTTGAGATACGTTTTATAAGTACTTTTTGTCCTCCAGAAATATTACTTACTAAATGAACTTTAGTAGGATTAGTTAAACTATCAACGTAGAAACCATGTGCATTGGGAGATTGATTTCCAGCATCAGTCGCATTAGCAACAGAACCATCTCCTTCAAGCAGGACTCCATTAGCATAGACCTCTAAGGTTTCCCCATTTGTACTATCAAATTTAGTAGTTGGAGCAGAAGAGGAGCCAGCATTCAACGCATAGTTATTATTATCATTATAATTTAACTCCTCGTAACTAAACGGTCCGAGTCCTTGTGCTGTTGGCATTGTTTATTCCTTTTTTACTATTATAATTTATCTTTTTCAAATAAGGGAGGATTTCCTGTTCTTTGAATTTCTGCATTTACCCAATATTCCATAAATTCTCCATTTCTTTCTCTCATCATCATTTCTTGCATACCCATTAAACGATTTTTTTGTAACAAAAGGTCAATTTGATCTTTTAACATCTCTTTTTCAAATCTTCCTTCAGGAGTATTTTCAAATTCTCCTAGTCGTTGTCTCAAAATAATTTCATCCCAATATGGACCACTAAAAGTTTGTTTGTTTAACTGTCCTGTTAGTACTGCCCAATCATATTTTTGTTCTGGATTAAGAGAATAATTTGTGCCTGTGTCCCATTCCTCAGTTTTTTCATAAGGAATTTCAAAACCCATTATAAGATCTCCAGTATTGGTTCTATCTTGAACTTCAGGAGAAAATGGAATTGCTAAGATTTTTAAAGCTCTTACAAGTTTATCATGAGTTTTAGAAGGAAAATATTTTACCATATCCCCTTCAGGACCAACTACAGCATGTAGATCTTGACCAATAGTAGGATACTTAGGATCACCATATTTTTTAGCTCCTATAGAACGATGTATTATTCTTCCTACCATATTATCAGGTGGGTCCCAAGAAATAATAGAAACTCTTGTTGCTTGCTCATCTATTTGATTAAAAAATTTCAGTATCTCATTAATACTATGTCCTTTTATAGGAGATGAAAGAGGTGCTTTTTGACCTCGTTGATCTTTATAGGTTTGATCTTCCCAATAAACAGTACCAGGAACTCTTCCAGTTTCAGGAATATTCTCACCCATAGAAACATTCATTTTCTTAGCATCTGTTTCTTTTTGATATCTGACTCCTCCTTCTCCAATTTTTCTTACATTAGCCCTTGCACTAGATAAAGCACTAAGTCCTGGATTTAAAAAACCATAAAACTGAGAAACTTCTTTTCCAGGATTCCATTCATAACCGAAACCTGGAATTAGATTTTGAATGGTTTCTCTAGCTCCTTGAGCCATCGGTAAATCTAATACAAAATCTGCTAAAGCTCTCCTAAAATTAAGAGTTATTTCTTCCATTTCTCGTATACCTTCGGCTCTTTCTGTACCTTCCATCTTCATAATGGCTTCATAAGCTTGTGCTTCTCTTGTAGCAAAAATTGCTCCTAATACAAGAGGTGATTTAGCCATATCTAAACGTTCTAAAGGTAAATGAGTTATTTCACCAGTTTTAAGATCCCTCATGGTTATTGTAGGTCCATAAGGTTTTCCTGTGACTAATTTCATCTGTTGTCCAGTACGTTTAGCAGCATCTATACCTTCCATATAGACTTCTTTTTCATCATCATTAAGCCACTTAGCTCCTAGTCCCCAACCAGCCCACAATAAAAGACTTCCTGAAGTTATCTTAGCCATAGTTTCTTGTCTAAAAGCTTCATTATTTATAAACTTACGTCTATTTGGTCCATTGAAAAGAGTTGTAGCTATTTTACCTATACCTCTTTCAGTCAATGTCTGCTTATAAATATTTGCCATTGTTCTAATGAAAGAGAATTTACTTGCTGCATAAGTACGAACTAAATTCTCACCTATATTTGCAGGAATATTTGGATTATTACTTACCTTATTTTTAAAATCTTCAGTAGATTGAACTGGTTTCCAAGCTTGTTCCTGCATTAAACCTGTTTTCCTACCTTTTGTAGCCATTTCAGCTATATCAGGAGGTAAGTTCTTAACTACATTAAAGGATTCTTCTACAAGTTCTTTTGTTGAAAAACTATCTGCGGATTCCGCACCTTTCTTTGCACTATGTTTTCCTCGTAATATTTCCTCAGCCCTCTTTGTAGATTGCATGTGTATTTCTGCTCTTTCAAGAATTGTTCCAAAGAAACCATCTTGAGCCATAATTAAACGAGAGTTGAAGCTAGTTATAAATCCTGCACCATTCACTAAGAATTTAAAAAATTTTACTCCATGACCTTTTAGCCCTACTTCTGGAAGTTCAAATAATTCATCAAGAATATCTGCATTTAATCCTTTAGCCATGACCCATTCACCAATCTTTTGATTAGAAGGTCCAGCCATCTTTATCATTTCATGGGCATCTCCTGAGGCTCCACCAAGTTTAAGAGTTTTTGCTGTCTCTATTCCTTGTCCATAAGCAGATCTCTTAACAAGTTCTTCACCTGTTTCATCAGACATACCTTTCATCTTTTTAAAATATCCTGTACCTCCAAAGACTTCTAAAAGAGCCTGAGCCATTCCAAACTGGTAGGCATTAGCCTGAGACATAGTTATGCCTTTTCCTGCACCTAGTATAGGTTTTCCAGTTTTTTTATATAGTAATTTTGCAGCTGTGTTCCAAGAAGCAGCTATATAATTTTCAAAGGTTTTTGCTGCTAGGTATGTAGTTAATCCAACAGGAACAGCAGCTAGGGTCTTAGGACTGCTTAACAAGCCTCCTATAGCAATACTTTTAAGAGCTTCAAATCCATAAGCTAATAATCCTTTTTTCTGATTAAGTGCTCTCAGTAAAGCTTCAGGACCTTCATGAGCAGAAACAGCTTGAGCTATAGTAACAAAAAGTTCTTCTCCTTGAAGTCCTCCATCTTTTGCAGAAGTAATAATAGCATCCATAAGACCTTCTGTTCCTCCTACAGAAATCTTTCTTGCTTCCAAAGCTCTTGCAACATTTCCTGCTAGTTTCACATCTGCTTCTAATACATCCATTAATTTATATGTATTAGTATAAAATTCTAATAAAGCTTCTTTATATACAGGATCTTTTGCTTTTAATTCCCCACTAAGTACTTTCTGTTTTAGATTTGCAACATTATCTGCAGCCATCCTGAATGGTACAGTTTCTTCAATAAGATATTGTCGTAAAGCCAACATGTATCCTGGAAGAGTATCTGATCCCTGTGCATATTCTTGAAGATATTTAATAGCATTCTCCTCACCTCCTAATAAATGCTCTAAATCACCACGAATCTTTGCAGCATCCATCACAGTTTCAGGATGAGATTTTATTGCATTTGCATAATGTTTATTAAATACTTCTCCTAGTTCAGCTATGGATTGTTTCCTATTTTCACCAGAAATATTTTTTAAATTATAAAGTGAAGGAAAGTAATCACTCTTACCAGCCATAATTTCATCATAACTTACTCCATCCTCAATCCCCTTCATAACTTTATTAATACTATCTGACCATTCTCTTTTTGTACTTTTCTTTTTAATCAGGAAAGATTCAATATCCTCATGTTTAATAACTGGTTGTAATATATCATCCTCCATTTTAAGCCCTTGAGATTCAAGCATCTCTTTAACTGCATTCTTCTCACGGACTTTAACTCCTACTGCCTTACCACCTTTTGCTAATATATTTTTTCTTCCTTCTTTAACAGAAGCTTTCTCTATTTGTTCTTTAGCAATATTCTGAATTCTTAGAAGCTCTTTAGTCTTGATTGGTTGTGGTCCACCAAGATCTAATCTCATAGCTTCTTCTACAGGAAAATTCCTAAAGATACGATCAAAATATGTTGCTCCGTATGCTAAGGCTTTTTGAGCTTTTTCTTTAGAACCTTTTACTGCTGGTCTAGAAGCATGCCAAGCTCCTTTTCCTGTAAGCATGACTAGAGGAGCAATTGTTGATAATCCAACTCCTGTATATACTGAGTCTACAAAGGATTTAAAGCGTTCTTCAAATATATTATCATCAGGACTACCAGCTATTTCATCTACCATATCTGATTTTACACCCATCATTTGAAGAGCAGTTGCTAATCTTTCCTGTGGTGTAGTTATAGCTGTTCCTCCTAAAACTTCCTTAGCAGCCATTCCTCCACCAGGAGTCTCTAACATTGCTGCTATTCTTGGATATAAAGACTTAATAGGTACAGCTACAGAACTATAAATAGCTTTTCCTGTAGCGTATGCCAGACCAAATTCTCCTCCTGATAATGCTAATTGTCCTAAGATTGTTTGAGGTTTATCTGCAGGAGGTAAATAGTAATTACTAGCTTCATAAAAAGCATTATCTAAATCTTTTGTAACTTTTATACTTGGAGAAAGAAGAGTTCCCATTGAGGCTTGGTCTGTCATCCAGACTCCTAAATCTGTAATTTTAGCTACACTATCAACAAGACCTTTTCCTAACATATAAGGAGCATCTATAAAGATCTCTTTAAAAGTCTGACCTGTAGCACTCACAGCATCCATTGCAAAAGTTTCAACAGGACGTTCTCGTTTGTTCCACTCTCTTCCTAAGAATTCTTTGAATGTATCAGCAACTGGACTTACAGGACGAGGATCTTCTCCACCAATAGAATCAGGAATAGCATAAATATCTGGAAATACTTCTTTCAAAGGATTTAAGAGATTGGCAACATCCACATCTTCAAATACTCCTCCATCCCTAAAATCTCCTTGTTCTTTATAAAAATTATTAATGAGATTTGTTGCGTGATGTGCTCCATTAGGATGTTCAGAGATTTTAAACATAAGATTTAGAAGATCTTGTTCTTTATCTTTAGCTGATCTTTCTTCAGAATCATATCCTCTTGATTCCAGAGATGCCTGATAAAATTTATCTTCTACTTGTTCTCCTACTTCTTGTTGAAACTGTTGTTCATTATAAACATTCTCAGGAAGATTTTCTAATACATCTTGTTGAGGAGTTAAGGATGGTTGAGAAGTCTCCTCAGCTACTACAGGATCTTCAATTAGTACCTCTGTATTTTCTTCTTCTTCTTCAGGAAGAATTTCTTCCATTTCTTCACTCATGAGTAACCTTTATAATGTTGAAGTAGCATAAGATGGTGTAGATATAGTAATATATTCTTCATCTGTATCATCTCCTATACCTTTAATTGCATCCCAAGTTATACTTGCCCATCCTTGAGGATTTTCATTCAATCCTGAGCTTACTACTGATATTGCACCAGTTGAAGGAGTGATGATATAACTTGTTGTATCATTTTCAAGAGCTTTAAAAATTTCAGATTCTTGTCCTTCTTCAGATACGTCAGATGATTTTTTAGCTTTAGGTTTAGGATTAGTTTTTCCTGAAAGTCTGTTTTTAACTTCTTCTTCTGTTTTTCGTTTTTTATCAGCTTTCCAAAGCTCCATTAATGATAGAGTATCCATAGAATATCGTCTAATTCTTTCATTAACCTTAGGACCTAATGGATGGTTATCATCTGGATAATATTTAGTATATTTTTGAGCTATTTCATAAGCTTTTGCTAATTGTTCTTGTGGTTTAGCATTTTTTAATGATTCAGCTATACTAGCAAATTCCTGATTAAAACCTTGAGATAAAGTATCATATAATTTTCCATCTTCATTAACAGGAAGAAACATTTTATTGTTAGTGAACTTAGTTAAATGTCCTGCAAATATAGACCTGATATGATTCTCTCCTGCTGCAAATGCAGGTTTTGTTTTAACTTCTCCAAATCTTAGAAGTTCTTTAATTATACCTCTTTCCTTATTGAAATCACCAGTACTGAGATTTCCTTTTAAATACTCTGTTTCAATAAGATTTATATTTTCTTCAAGAATTTTTGTTCTAGGATCTCCTGAAAGAGCACCAGCTTTTTGTTGAAGAGTATAAGATCTAGTAATAATTCCAGCTTTAGAGACTCTTTTGGAAGGATCAGTTTTTTCTTTTATACTGACTTGAAGTTTTCTCAGATAATTATCTTGTTCTACTGCACTAAATACATTTGTAGGTTCTAATTCTACTCCATCTACAGTTCTTTTTTCATGTGTAGCCTCTCCGAAAATATCTATAATGTCTTGAACTGCTTCAGCAGCAGTACGAGGATTCCCATCTGAATCTTGAAGTGGATTTTCTGTTATTTCTCTAATAGTATTTAATCCTTCTGTTTTAAATTTTTCTCTTGATTCTTCAACTTTTTCATACTCTTTTATCAATCTTTTTTTATCATCGGATATTTCTTTTTCTGTGCGTTGTGCGAGTATGGATGCGTAAGTATCTTGGAATCTTTCAGAATGATCAATATTAATACCTAGTGTTCCACCCTCTTTTATTATCGTTTCAAATTTGGTTTCAAAATCCTTTTGTGCATCTTCTAGGTTCGTTAAGGCTTGATCTACAGTTATTTTTCCTTCAGCACCTTCTGGAAGTGAAACCAATCCCACTATATCAGTTAAAGATTTCTCTACAGGTTTAAGCTTTTCAGATAATCTAGTTCTATATTCATTTTCTTTTATTAAATCAGCTTTAAGTCTATCAAAATCTCCAGTTTTATTTTTTCCTGCTGAAATTAGATTTAATAACTGAGTTTTTTGAGGACTACCTTCTATCCATTTATGGGAAGTTACTTTGTTTTCTAAGGCTTGCCATTGACTAGCTGTTTTTAACTCACCTCCAGTACCTTTAGCTGTTAAGTCTTTAAAAAGTTTTGTATGTACTTTTGTATCATTTTGAATATGTTCTTTTTTCTGTTGAGCAGCTATTAACGTATTAAATTCAGTAGTTAGTGTATTAGCATGTTCATCAACAATTTCTTCATCAGCTTTTATAGTAGCTAGTTTATTTAATAAATCTTTTGAAGAAAGAATTTGTCCTTTATCATCTCTTATTTGTGATCTATATTCACGAGTTTTTGTGCTACTTGTTTTTTTATTTTTATTTTGTTGAATTGTTTGGTCAGATTTTGTTATAGCTTGCTGATCTTTTACTATTTCTCTATCCTGATCTAATTCATCAAACCTTGCTTTAATCGCTGCATGTTTCATTACTACAACTGCAGGATGAGCATTAGTATCTTGGTTAATCTTAGTTCTTTCTTTTTGTAATTGATCTACATTATATTCAGAAATGTCAGAAATAAATTCTTTTTTCATTCTAGTGCCTATTGCACTTTTAGAAATATCGAATTCTGTATGATGAGGATCTAATTCATTTATAGCTTTTGTTAGGTTACTACGCATCTCATTATATTCCTTACTCATCTTTCCTGTAGCAAAAAATTCTTGATTAGATTCAAGATTAGCTCTTGCGGTAAGTAATGCCTGTATTTTAGTTGGACTTCCTGTTGTTGTTGTTTTTCCATGCTCATCAGTCTGAATCTTAACACCTTCACCTTCACGTTGATGAGAAATAGTATGATAATCTAAAGCAGCTCCAGAATTTATTAAAACTCTATTAGAATTTTCTTTTGCTTTAGTTACTAAGTTTTTATTATAAGATTCTGTAGCTTTCTTTTCCTGTTTTAATAAAGCAGATTTTTTCTTCATTGCAGCACCAACAGCTTTAAACCAAGCAGGACCTACATCTCTTCTCTCATACATCAGTTTTCCAGCTTTTGCATTTTTACCAGTAAAAGCATCTATCAATTTAAATACAGGATCATCAGAAGATTCAGCATTAAGTAATTTACTATTAATATCATCTATTAATTGTAGTTGAACTGCATTTCTATCATGAATTCTTAGAACTTTTCCATCTGCTCCTTTAAGGTTACTTCCTTCTGGACCTAATACAGAAATATGCTCAATTAAAGCATCAATGGATTCTGGACTTCCAAGATCAGTAGTAGGATTATCTCCAGTCAAATGAGTATCTATTCCTGATTGAATATTCCTTTGTTGTAATTCATCAACATGTCCTTGTTTTCTTAGAGCAACCATAGAAAGATATTTATTATCATTCAAAGGTACTTTCTTTAAAGCTTCTCCTAATTGTGGAAGACCTACAAAATGTTCTTGTGCTCTTTCTAATTTATATAACTCTAATTTTGCTGTGGCATACTTAGTAAAATCAGTTTCTCCTATGTGTTGCCCAGTTTCAGGATCTTTATCTCCTCTTTGTAACTCCCATTCATCATATACTTTATCAACTAAATTTGGAGCTACTGCATCCCAATCTGCTTGTTGTTTTTTAAGGACTCCTTCTGTTCTTTTTTGTTGATAAGCATTTTTTAGGAACTCATCTTGGGACTGTTCTTTAGTTAGATATTTTCCTGATTTAACTGTTTTAAGCCGTAGATCTCCTTGATCTCTCTTCCATGTTCCTAGTCTCTTGTCTCCAGCAGCTCCGCTATTCCATCCTGCTCTACTTTTATCAGGGCCATAAAATTCAGAAACGTACTTACTTCTTTTTTCTTCTGATAATTCCTGCCAAGACTTTCCACCTCCTGTTTCAGTATATAATCTTTCTGCTTCTACTCTTGCTTCATTTTCTTTTCTTGTTTTTTCCTGTCTAGCAAAAGCTTCATCAGCTTTTTTCTTAGCTTCTGCTCTAGCTGCCTGATTCTTCTGAGCAATAGCCATATTCCCCATAGACTGTCCCATACCTTCTAATCCCTTAGCAAAGGTCATGAGTTCATTAGAATAGCTTAGATCTGCTTGTCTACGTTCTAACTGAGGAACTGCAGCACTTTTATCATATCTTCCTGTGTCGAAACTTGCTGTTGAATATTCTGCCATATCTAACTCCACTCACTATCCATTTTTGCATCAAAAGATTTGGAATCCATATAAGCTTGTCCCAATCCCATAGCAAGTCCCATCATTCCAGGTCCTTTCTGATAACTCATTCCACTTATCTGAGCTTTTGCATCTAAGAAGGCCATATCCATTCCTTGTTGTATATCACGATCTCTATAATCTAGCTGAGAAGCTTTCATTTCCATGTCCTTTAGAAATTTATTATGACCTTTTAAAACACTATTCTGAGCTTGACGGAGTAATCCATCTGTACTCTGTCCTTGTGCTAATCCTGAAGCTTTTATTGCTGAAGCAACTTTCATCTTTTCTAAAGCAACTGACACACCAGCATCAGCTTTGATGTCCAAATTACGCCTACGCATAATATCGGTATCCGCAAATGCTTGTCTAGCCTGTGCATATTGAAGATTTAATCTCTTTTTAATTGCTAATTTCTGCCTATAAATAGCAGCATTTTGAGCAGCAGCCGCAGCTTTCTGTCCCATGTGACCCATGACTGTGGAAGCACCCTTCATGATCATCATAGCGCTAAATGGGTCCATATATTTTCCTTAATCGTTATATTTTATAAATTTAATAAAAGGTATTTTTAAATATCCGTAATATCTGACAGTATTTGGGAAATAAAATCCCAAATGTTTCAACCAAGTTTGAGACTCTGTATTCCTCTGATCCACATAATTCTCTAGATGTGGATATGTCTCATTCATTTCCTTTATCCAAGATCTTGAACACTTCAGAAAAGTTCTGAGGTTCCTACGTTTCCAATCCCTTAGATAGTTGGTACTAAGTAACCAAGGACTTCCAGAACCATTTGAATTTAGTCCTACTCCTCCTATTCCAAGAAGGTAATCCTTGTCAAAGTAACAGACTAAACTATCGCTATTTAATATCGACTGTGTTACTGCAGTTTTTGGATCAACTCCGTTACTGGCAAACACTTCATTTATATCTGCCTGACACATATCGTCTGCTAAGAGATCAATATAATGAGGTTCAAAAGGTTTTGTATAGTTTCTATAAAACATATACGTTAGACTCTTCTAGACCTTTGATGTAAGAATCCTTCCCATTCTGCGGATTGAAATGAACAAGGAAGATACTCATTATTTTCTATAACTATATTGCAGTTTGCTGCCTTAGACATTACACCTCCTTTAAAGGTTCCTGAGAGTAGCTTATATTGTCCAAAAGATGATGTATTGGTTATCATTCCACTAAATGTCTTTTCGTAGTTTTTACGAGGAGTTATAGAGGTTGTTCCGTTGTTACCATCACCAATCAGTATAGTCCCAGGATCTACATTAATCTTTAAGTTAAAGAATCCTGTCCTACTGTAGAGTAAGTTAATGTTTCTAATCTGTAGCTTTGCTGTTTGGGCTGGTTGTTCATTCTCTTTGTGGATGAACCTAGAGAACTCGTATTCAAAGTTAAATGGAATTCCTGCGTATACAGCAATTTTAGATGTGGCTAAACTTGTTCCATCAGCTAAGGTTCTTCCATTTGCTAAGTATTCATTAACTTCTGCTATTGTACTAAGCTTTCTCGCATTGTCTGTTACAAATACTATATTACTTGGAAGAAATACTAATGTAGTATTGGAATTACTTGCAGTTGCATTAGCTGAGAGTTCAAATGTAGTTGTATTTGTAATGGATGCTACAGTTGTTTCTGCAGGGATTCCTGTTCCTAATACTTTCATTCCTGCTAAAATTCCTGTGGTACTGTCCATAGTAACTGTGGCATCATTATTGGTAGTATCACATGTAGCATCTTTGTAGTAAGGCATGTCAGCAGTTACAGTTTGGTTGTGTGTAAGTTTAACTCTCCTATCCAAAAGTACTGCTGTCTCATCTTCCATAACTGCTTCTGCAGAATCTAAACTAAGATTTATATCTTCCAGATAAAGTCCATCTGCTCTCTTTACAAGAAGCTTCATGGTTGATCCTAAGAACGCACAGTTCAGAATATCTCCATCAAACTCCCAATGGCTCCAAGAGTTCTGGAGCTTCTCCTGACCTTGCCAGAAGTTCTTATATACATAAATCCTTTTCTTATCGTCATCACTCAGGACTGCTACCATTTGATCATTAGAACTAACAACCAGTTTAGTAATATTACCTTTTATATATTGAGGTACATGTGCAGTAATGTCTGTTGCATCGTTGGCATCTGCAGTTCCCATGTCTACAAAGTACTCTCTTACTCCTGAGTACTCACCACGTTCAAAAGGAAAGTAAACAAACTTACCAGAAGATACTGGTGCAGCTTGGGAGGTACTTTCAAACTGAGTTACAACATCTACAGAAACTGAGCTAGGAGTAAATCCTTCTCCTTCACTACTTAAACTGAATTGTTGAAAGTCTGAAAAGAGTAATAAGCTTTTGTTAAAGGCTGCAGCGTGTGTGAGGATTGAGACTTGGTTGTTGGATACAGAGATGTCAATGGGATTACCATCAAGAGCAGTCATCACAGAAATAGGAAAGAAATTATAGTAGTTTCCTGCTTCTGAAAAGATTATGTTCTCATCACTTAGGATTCCGAATCTATTCTGGTGGAAGGTAATATCATTAATCTTACCTCCTGTAAAGGATGGAAAGGAATTAGAGGTATCATCTCCTGCTTTCCTAGAGGACCAACCAAACCTAGCTGGCGCACCATGAGCAGCAACCGTTTCTTTTACTGCTTCAAATAAAAAATACTTATTAGGAGTAGTTTGAGTGTCATATAGTCTTATTAATCTATGTGGCATTGTAGTAATATCAAACCCTGTCTTTATACCTCTTCCTAGAGTTTCTTTCCATACACCTACACCTTCATCATCTTCTTCATATTTCACAAAGAAATCATCTTGAGATCCTCCTGCGTTACCTACTACCTTTACTATGTAACCTACAGGAACATTCCTTCCTGGTAATCCTGAAAAAGAAGTTACTTCATCTTTTATTCCTACTAAAGCTGCTCCACCTTTGGAGTCTTGAACTTCTATTGAAAATGTAGCTTTACATTTTATTGATATTACACTTCCTGAAGCATCATCCATAGAAATAGAGAAGTCAGAATCTGCAGAAGCTATTGCATCTAAACCAGCTACATAATCTCCTGTATCACCACCTGATGACACCCCATTTTCATTCCTATCTGCTATACATCTCCAACCTCCAAAACCTTCTGCAGGAGTTCCTGTAGTATCAAAATCATCCCAATGAGTATCTGTATTAGGATATGTAGTAGTATTTGTTTGTCCTTCTTTTAAATACTTAGCAATAATAGGAGTACCTATATGAGTCTGATTTAGTCCTACTTGTGAAGAAGGAGTTTGAAGTCCTATTTTGTAGGTTGTTCCTCCTTTTACTATCTTTATTACATACTTACTAGAATAATCTCCTGCCTTTACAAATATCAAACCTTCGTCTGTGTACGCACCAGTAATTTCTGTAGAGCCAGTAGAAGAAAGGTAGTTACTTGTACCTTCTCCTGAAACTACACCATTTGATCCTGCTTCAGTTACAGTTTTAGTTTTATTAATAAGGAAGGTGGTATCTGCTACAGTGGTGGCTACTATGTTATCTCTAACTCCTCCTGAAGTGGCTAAGGTATCAAGGTATAGTAAATCAGAAGTTTCAAGATCATGATTAGATGAACCTGTTAAAGTAGCGTTTGCCACAGGCTCAGTTTTTACAGGAATAGAAGTACCTTCCTGATCATATATCTTTAAAGTTTTTGCAGTACCAGAAGCTGTTCCACTAGCTCTAGTAAGAACCATTGTATATTCTTCATTCCTATCTCTCCGAATAGTATGAACAAATGTATCATCTACTAATGTATCTGTAATCTTTTTCTTATGCTCAGTTCCAGGTCTTTTCTCTAAACCTCTAGCAACTGTACTAAAACCATTTACCTGTCTCTCACATTGAGAAGGTAATCTAATCTCAGGAGGTTGCTGAGAAATTCCATTTATTAAATTAGGAATAGAAGAAGAAACTAAAGGCATTATGAGTATAAGATTCTTTGAGATTTTATAAAGGAAGTAGCTCCTGCACCATTGATACTCCGATCTAATGCACGGAAAGTATCGTAATTATCAAATATATTGAAATCGGCTGACTGAGATTGTGATTCTCTTAACGCAACTAAGGCTGCTTGTTCATCTTTAAATTGTAGTTGTGTCATTTCTCCAGAGCCTAATATGTTTTCTTGGAATTTTCTTCCTGCTCTGAGGGTGATATATCGTCTAGCAACTTCAGGAAGTTCTTCAAACTCTAGGAGTACAATCATATCTACTTCAACATCTCCTGAAAATTCGTATGTATTCTTAGTTCTGTCATAGAGTTTCTGATTCCTCATAACAATATCTGTATTATAATCTCTTGTTAGAGTTACAGTATCTACATATAGACAGTTGGAAGGAACATTAATATGATTCACTGAATTTCTACTTAGTGTGTATCTTATATCAGTATTAAATGCCCATCCTGCGGTTTGAACTTCTCTGGAAACTGTGTCAAGAGTAAGGGCAGCTATCTCAGCTTCCTGAAGACCAGAATTCATTGTGTTTACTGGTGCTTCTCCAATACCAATCAGCATTGAATTAACAGCATCTAGTTTGGATGTAAGTGATATAGCCATTAGGGAATATTTGGAAGGATTAAAAAGGTGTAGAGGAGGATGGAGAACTACTTTTTCCCCCTCTACGAAAATGGGACACGGCAAGAGGATTAACCGCATCCCACAAGAGGTATTATTAGTTGTGCGATGCTGACAACGCTACTGCCATTGCTGGCCTTAGTACGTTGTGACCCATTGCATACTTAGCAACTAATAGAGTACCTTGACGTTGGATCTGATACTCAGACTCAACGGAAAGATCCATCAGTTTCACAGTTGCAACTGCATCTTTACTCATTACAATCGCACGGACTTTATTAGCTTCCGCTTGAAGGTTTACTGAGGATGTACCGTCAAGTCCACCAACTGCACCTGTATTACTACCATCATTAACTACACCATTATAAGTAGCTGGAAGGTTATAATGAGCTTCTCTTCCAGATTCAGGAGAAGCTAGAGGTGCTGCGCCTGTAGTAAGGGCAGGGTTTGCTGTTGAGAACAGACTTCCTGTCCATGCAGAACCAGTATCAGAACCCATGTGAGGTGTTCTAACAAGTGGAATTCCTGCAATCGTAGGCATATCTAGATCCTTTACAGATCCTCCACCACCAACATCACGATTGAACATCAAGAGTTGTGAAGCGGTTTCTTGGTTGGTTCCAGCTTTAAACATGTGGTAGTACAAGTCAGAGTTAATGACACATACTAGATCGTCTAAAGGCGCACCAGCAGCTTCTAAGATCCGCTTTGCTTCAATTACACCTTCCATAAAGTTTACTGCTTTTTTGGAATTAGCGTAATTGGTATCTGAATATTGTACGTTTGCTGTGAAGTCTTCATCATCCCAACCAACATAGTCCTGAACCATTTTACTAGCTCGTTGCTTGTTTGTTGTTAAGGCAGCTTTTACCGCCATACGGAGGATGTTCTGATCTGCAGCTTTTGCAAGACCATAAGAAGCTTCGTTAGTGTAGACTGAGCGAATATCATAATGAGCCATTGCTTCATCAATATTTGGAATAAATTGATGTGCAATTAAGAGGTCATCAATCGTTACTAATCGCTCTGTGTGCTTGGCTGCCACATTTGGAATGATTTCATTACCTGGAGTGTGATAAGCTGCAGCACGATTCTTACCTGTCATGATGAACTGTGCAGATTTTCCATTCTTAATTGAACGAACTCTACAATGATCCATCATAATGTTCTTGGTCTGAAATGCGGTCATTACTTCACCAGCATATAGCTTTAGGAATAGACTCCTAGCACTACCAGTAGCATTGACCTGACCAGAACGATGACCAGTATAATTAGTTGCTGACATATTTTCCTTTAATTGTCATTGAGAAATTATGCTATTTTACTAGCACGTTAATACGAACCCTCGTATCTCTCTACATACGACAACTAAGGTTATCCTCCTCAGAGGGCAATAATTGTTCTTAATGTGGGTAAAATTCTTGGGTTACATTAGGTTAGAGGATTCTATTTTACTAGCTATCTCTTCCCTATAAACAGGGTCACTCTGGTATCTAGGATCTTTCATTGCTTCTGTCATTTGCGCTAATGACGAAAACGATCCTGAACTTGATTTACCAGTTGTTCCCTGTATAAGATTAGGCATACTTCCGTTTGCCAATTGGTATTGAGCGTTGAGAGACTTAATAGCAAATAAGCTATCATTCTTATTAGAACTCTCTAACGCTCTGTTGAATGAATCTATTTCATTTTCAGGTAGATTATCTCCTGCCCATTTCACTAGTTCTTGGTAGTTCTTTTCACCACCTACAGAATCATACGCAGTCTCTGTAAGCTTATCAGAAATAGCTTCTTGACCTTGTATCCATGAGTCAACCATCTCAGTAGACATACCTTTACTTTGAAGTTCTGTATATGACTCAGGAGATAGACCTCCTTTCTCTGAATACTCTACTGCGTATTTATTATAATCTAACCCTGCATTTGCTAAGGTTTTTTGAGCTTCATTTATTTGGGATTGTTGTTCTTCGGAAATAATTGGAGTCTGCGGAGGTGGTGTAACCTCATCGTTGCTCGCTACAGACTCCGAATTGGATGACATCTTCCTTTCTAATTCCTTATATGCCTGTGCCATATCTTCTGGACTACTGAATTTTTCAGGTAACCAACTCGGATTTCCGTCTTCTCTTTCTACTGCATTTGCTTCTTCTGCAAGATTGACCATCTCTTTCTCATACTCAGGCGTACCTTCTACTGGAGGTGGAGCTTCTTCATGAGTACTAATTTGTGTAAGTTCTGACATATATTTCTCCTCTTATATAAGATTAGTTATTCATTTCAGGTGGTGGTGCTTGAGACATTCCATCGTTCACACCTTTCATCATTTCTGGAGTAGCTTTTTCAACTATCCTACCCATCATTTGCTGATTCTGCATTGCCTGTTGCTGTTCCATTGCTGCCTGTTGTTCTACTTGTTTCTGTTCTTCAGATTTTATAAGTCCTTCTGTATCAATTCCAAGTGATCCTGCAAGTCTATCAATGTAATCAGAGATATTTAACTCTGCCATTGCCTGTTCACCAAGAGGTGCTAGGCTCTGTAGAAACTGTCCAAGTTTATTAAGGTCTTCTCCTCTACCAAGAGCTTCTACTCCTGTAACAATAAGAGGTTTCAATCCATCACTAGGTAGCTTAGGTATTTTCTTTTCCTTACCCATTTTGTGCATTAGGATTTCTACTAATGGAAGCTGAAACTCCTGAGAAAGAATTGCATAAACTCCTCCTAAAGCTATCTCAAGTTCCTGTCTTGCCATCCTAATTTCTTCTGCAGTTACTCTCTCTGCATCCCTTCGGATAGAGCTATTCATTAGAAATACTCTAGAGAGTCTTGTCTGAAGCATCTGTATAGTTTGCTGTGCTATATTAAAGTCCTGAGACTTTCCAAGCTGAAGAGAGGATACGTCATTATCATCTCCTGTAACTATTGCTCCATTCGGAGACTCAGCAAGTGTCTTGATTCTTGTGGTTCCATTAGGTCTTACAAGAAATAAAACTTTTGCTGCTGCTGCAGAACCTTCCACAATAGACTGAGTAAGAGACTCAAGAGACTTTAGATCTCCTAAGTATTCTTCTACATATCCTCGTCCATAGTCCTCACCGTCCATGTGAGTGAATCTGAGAGCGATGAAAGGAGTCTTGGTTTTTGTGAAACTTCCTTCTGATCCTGGTACTGTCTGACCTTCTAACTCTTGGTGTACCTTCCAGTTCTTTCCTGTCCACCTAACACAAGTATAAAGGTCTAGGTCTTTTAAATTACTTTCGGATTCAGGATCTGTTATAACTTCTTTTGCACGTTCAGGAAGAGACAATGGAGAAAGGGATTCTTTTGTGATGATCTCTAAAGGATTACCCATAGAATCACGCTTAACAACATACCTATCTAATCTAAAAACTCTTATCTGTCCTTCTGGTGGAAGATAAATCAGTACGTTTCCAGCTACTATAAGTTGTTTTAAGGCTTCTGAAATAGGTACTCGTAGACCTCTAACTTCGATTTCCTGCATGACCATGCGTTCAATCTTTGCTAGTCCTTCTTCAGCTTCGGATCTTTTCTCTGCTAAGAGGGCTTCTAGTTCTGCGTTGTCTACAACTAAACGAAAGAAAGGTGCGTTAGGTGGAAGCAAAGAAAGTAAAAGTTTAGAACTTAAATTGTTTACTCCTTCTGCTCCTATAGATTGGAATGGTGTGAATAGTTCTGAGGTGGATGAGTGATCCTGTTCTGGTAAGAGACTTGGAATGGTAAATAAAGAAGCTTCTCTTCCTCTTCGTAAGTATTCTTCTCTTTCTCCTTTGTATCTATCGTAACGAGCTTTTACTTCTCCTTCTTTAACTTCATAAGCATCAGGATTAATTTCGGTTTTTGTTCTTTTCTTTTTATTATATTCCATTAACCTATCCTTAATGATTTCCTAGCTCTACCTTTACTTTTATTTACTGCTAGTTTTGAGGCACTTTTATTTTTTATCTTTCCTTTACGGCTCATTTTTTCAACATCTACTTTATTTTGTCCTCCTCCTCCTCCTCCAGTAAGAGTAGATAAACCATCATTCAAAGTTGTGGCTAATCCAGAAAGACCATCACCTACAGTATCCTGAAATTTATTTAAAAGATTTTCTGTGGTTCCGCCTATTTTAAGATCTTTTAAAGTTGTTAAAGCTCCTGATCCTGCTCTTCCTGCTTCTTCTCCGATTGCTTCCATTCCAGTACTAAGACCTTCTGCAGTAACATCTGTAATTTGATCTGTTGCATTTGTTATAGGATCTACAACAGTGGTTTCAAGGGCATCAACAGCATCAGTAGCTATTTCTCCTGCTGATGATAGAGGTTCTGTGACTGCTCCCAAAACCTCTTGTGCTCCCTGACTTGCAGTTCCAGTTGCTGTACTCGCTATTCCTGTGGCTGCTGTGCCTATACCTGAGACACCTGAAGCAATACCTGAAGCAATACCACTACAAAGACTAACTTCTCCATCATATTCAAAAGATTTAGAATCTGTTTTTACTAGTTGACCATCTAGCCACTTATAATTTATTTCTGTATATATTTTCATTTTAATTTAAGGGGAAATAGAACTGGTAACGAGTAACAACATTAGTCCATTCTTGGGTTTCCTTTGCTAACTCTGCAAAGTAATCTAAATTACTAATACAAAACATACCTACACATTTATTTTCTCTGGCAAATTTTGTAATAGTTTTATAAGCTTCAAAATATCTTTTTGAAACTGTGTCTTTATCTACATCTTTAGTACGAGTGGAAGAGTATAATACTAAAGTAGATCTTCCTGTAAATTCACAGGTCTGAAGTTGTGTAAGTACAAGATAATCCTCATCTCCTTCTATCCAAAGGTGCATAGTATTACTGAAAGGATTCATTAACCTTTCGTATACACCTTTATACAACTGTTCCCTCTCTTCATCTGTGAATTGATGTTCCTTACTTAAACTCTCAAAAGCCATTTCAAGATAAGGTCTATACTTCTTCCAATTCTCTTTGATCTTTCTTTGTGAAACAATCTTTAACATTTATCCTCTTAAAAAGTTTATACTGTTGGTCTTCTAATTCTTAAATTCATTCTTTTCTTACGAGCTTTATTAGATACAAATCGTGGATCTTGAGTTGTTAAACCTTGACCAGCTTTTGCTTCCATTTTTTCTGGTTCAACATCTCTAGGAGTGCTTCCACTATTCATACACATCTTCTATACTCTCCTTATAAGTAGCTTGAATAATATTAATTACATCTTGTTGTCCTTGAAGAAATCTAATCTCTTCAATAGTACAGACTTTATCATTAGGTAACTTATTAGGAAAAGTTTCCTCTAGCCAATCTAAAAGATCCTCAGAAATATTATAAATTCCTACCATTTATCTCCTTAAAATGTGTACCCTTTCTTCTAGAGTGTTGGTTTTGTATATACTAAAACAAAGAAGTACACATTAATAACTGAATTTATTATACAATTTCACATGCTCCCCCTGAGCAGGAAAGCTCTTGGGAAGCTATAGTATAATCATCCTTTTCGTAGTCAGAAAGTTTGCTCCAATCAATATGCGGAACTTTCTTTTTCAGTTTTCTATATTCTTTTTCTGTGCAATCCTGATAAGGTGCTTGAGCATAAACATGATCAGAATAAGGAAGAAAAGATACTCCAGAAATAGAATCAAAATTCCTATAGACAAATGCTCCTACTTCTAACCATTCTTCTTCTCTTACTGAGATAGTTTGGGAGACTTTATGTTCAGTAAATGCTTCAGAATAAACAGTATGTAATACTAACTGATCTATTGCTGAGAGATCATTCCTACATAAAGCGTGTGTTGGGGATGCCATAGGAAAGGAAAAGACTGCACCTGTCTCAGGTTTAATTGTGTCATCTTCAACTGGAACTCCTTGATCAATCATCAACTTAGTAATGGGATCTTTTTTATCTCCTCGTACTGTCCTTATATAGAAAGGACTATGGCGAGTGTGAATTCCTGATGCTGAATCTACTAACTGACTGACAGTTCCACTAGGTTTGATTGCAGTAATAGCAGAACTAGGATTAATTTTTAAATTAATTGCTGTTTCTGTATTTGCAAAAGCTGCAATGTTTTTTAATGTTTCAAGATTTTCTGAAAGCTCATCAACTTCCGTAGGAGATACCAAGTCATGTCCATTGGTAAGCTCATTGTCCATGATCCCTGTAAGAGAAACTCCAAGTAATCTTTCCTCTTCACAGTTGGTCTTCCACTTGTTTGAGATATATCTAAAGCTAGTTAAGGTACTCTGCCAAGTGCCAAGAATTGCTGCTAACCTTATCTTTCTCTGTATGTCCTCCCAACCATCATCGGCTCTTACAACTGCTTCGGTAAGGTTACAAAATTCCTTAGATCGTAGTATGATCTCAGAGCAGGGATTAGTTCCAAAGTCATCCAGAGCTTTCCTGCGATCTCCTAACTTTTCGGTATGTTTCTTAGCGTTTGCAGAAGAAAAGATTCCTCGTTCACCTGACTTAGATGTGTAAAGGCTTCTCCACTCCTTCAGGAAGGTTCCGATGTCTGGTTTGGTGTGGTAGTTTGCTGAATTATTCGCAAGGTATCGTTGTGCATTCTCATATCCAAACTCACCAGATTTACAGGATCTTACCTCATCATCTCCAAGGTCTGAAAGAGACAGTAACGCACTTCTTCGTACTCCTCCTACCACTATACACTCTGCGATTTTACAGACTATATCATGACACTCCAAAGGACGTAGTTTCCTAGCTTTAGCTTTTTGGAACTTCTCAATAGTAAATTTAAACAAAGCATCCAAAGGTTCTGGACCACTAGCTCTTCCTCCAAAGGTTTTCAAGACTGACCCTGCAGGTCTAACTGCACTTAAATCCCAAGTTGGAATTAATCCTGACCAAAGAAGAGAGGTTAGTTCCTTGAACGCTTTTGCCCATCCAAGTTTAGAATCTCGTACTCTGATAACTGTGTCGGTAGGATACAAGTTAAAAGGTACTACTGGTAACTGATTAACATGCCTAGATTCAACTGAAAATCCTACTCCAGTTCCATTCATAAGAACGTATAGTATTTCATCAAACGCTCTTGTCGAGTCTACTGCAGTATAGGCACAGTTATAACCAGCAATGTTCTCCTTCTTCAAAGCTGGTCCTGCTGTCATTAGGCATCTCATTGATGGCATGACTTCAAGATTAAGTACTGCTTCCTGTAACTCAATCCTGAGCTTTTTCGGAACTTTATAAGAATAATTATCTAAAAGATGTTCTTCAAAGAAATTAAAATATCGGCTAACTGTTTCTCCCCAATTTTCTCTCCTCTTCTCCTCTGGTAACCATCTGGAATAACGACTGAGATGTATATACTCCTGATATTGTGTAGGTAGTTTACTCATTCTTTCCCCTTTCTCTTTCAATTAAAAATTCAATGTATGTTCTTGCTTTTAACAAATCGTTTATACCTCCTTTGTGTTGGTATCTAGAAACATATTTAATTACGTTTCCTTCCAAGAAATCCAATTCATTCTTGGTTATGTATTCGATGGGTTGGATAGCGAATCCAACCTTGTCGTAGTGTTTAGGATTAGTTACTTCTTCATTCTCAAGCCTAAGCCTTTTGATGTTCTCCTGATCATTTCCAACTTCAATATATTCTTGCTTCCATGCATCCCATTGTTGGGTAGACTTAGAAGACCTTTCTCTTTCTAATTTATCTAAATCGTAGTTACTCATACATCCCCTTTCCATAAATTAACTGTGCTTTGTTCACGATTATAATCAGTTGCTCTAAGTATTCTTGCCATACGAGCATTTAAAATAGCATCTTCTTCTGTTAATCCTGCTTTTTCAAATCTCTTTACTACAGTTTTCCAGAGATCCTCACCTTTTTTCTGTGCATCCTGTAGTAATTTTTCTGCTGTTACTTTACCTACATTAGGACAGCCTTTATAGTTATCAACTGCATCTCCTTTTAAAGTTTGAGAAAAGAAATTAAAATCTGCTTCCTTCTTAGAGATAGGATATATTTTTTTATGTTTTAAATCCCAATGTAATCCTGGAATAGTTAATAAATCTTTATCTTCACTAACTATAATATATTCATCAGGCTTTCCACTCTCACAGGTAGCAATAATTCCAATGACATCATCGGCTTCTAGGTTAGGAAGCTGCCTAAAAGGATAAGTATCTTTACAGTATTCCAAAGCCTGTGTAAAACATAAAGGTTTTCTTCCTCCTCTTCGATTGGCTTTATACTCTGGATTTACTTCCTTCCTATAATTTTTTTTATCAGAGAAACAAAGAATGCTTCTGTCTGCATTAATTTCATCAACTAATAAATCAACCTGATCATCAATAATAGTTTTAACTTTATTAAGATCTGCCCATAGTACCCATTGGTCATCTCCCCAATTAACTTCTTCTTCTGCTACTCGACAAGCTTTATAAAGAAGTATGTCTGCATCTATTACTGCTATTCTTTCTATCATATATCCTCTTAGAGTTGTGGTGGATTGTTATAAGTTTCAGGATCAGTCAAATCGTATGCGTAATCCTCGTACATTTCTAAAGTTAAACTGTTACCTATTATTTCATCGAAAGGAATTATATAAATCTTCGGGAATTTTACCATAAATAAGAAATTAAAATCACTTTTAGTATATGGAAATTTCCTAGATTTACCTCTATATTTATCTCCGTTTTCTCGTTTTAAATATATACGATCTCCTTTTTCAGTTGTCTTAACTTGAATAGTAGACCATGATGTCCCTTTATTTATAGCAAAGTCACAGCTACTACATGAATTAGTAGGTTCAAATACATCGTAGTTCCATCTATGTAATATGTAACGTACAAGATCTTCCCCTGCTAACCCTATAGTTTGATTTACTTTCCCTTGTTTAATGGGTTTCTCCCCAATTATTTCCGATGGAGTATTCTCCTGAGAGTGGGATTCTGAGTCCAAATCTAGTCCCAGTAATGGTAATTGCCTCGACACAAATTCTACCGATTTGTTCTGCATAGTTCTCCTTAACTGTTAGTTGTACCTCATCGTGAACAAACGCTACCTGATTATAATCCTCTCCACGTTTGAACCCTTTTTTATTAAGTAGTGAATGAATTTCCACTACCCATTGTTTACAAATTATTGCTCCTGCTGATTGAAGGAGTGTGTTTAAAGCTGCATGCTGAGATCTAACAGGAACAAACCTACCATCTAATCCTTTAATGGCTCCTTGTTCTACTGCTTTATCTTGAACAGCTTTTCTTAGTGATTTTAAAGCTGGTAATTGAGAAAGAAATTTAGTCTTTAATAATTTCCCTTCCTTCCTACCCTTCCCAACGATCTCACCAATCTTTTGATCTCCCGCACCATACAGAAAACCATAAATGAATGTCTTGGCTTGATCTCTCGTAGCCAAACCAGCTGCTTCCTGATTAACAGTATGTATATCTTCCTCCAAAAGTTTCTTGCCATATTCGCCATTGTCATACCTAGCAAGATAATGCGATAGACAACGCAACTCAAGGCCAGAGACATCAACGCCCAATAGTTTCTGTCCTCTATTCGCAGTAAATAAAGAGCGACAATCTTTCCCATAGGGTGCATTTGTATTCGGAACTTGAGCGAGGTTTGGGTTTGAGTGAGAACACCTTGAAGTCGATGCTCCCATCGTATTGACTCTCCCATGCAATCTCCCATTTTTTACGAGTTTTAGCCATGCTTGATCCCCTTCTGCAAGTTGACCAATGCGTTTATTTAACATAAGATATTCAGACATTAACTTAGCTTCAGGATAGTCTAACTTTTTGAGAATAGTCTCATCAATTTTAGCTTCTCCTGTTGGTGTGAACTCTTGCGGTTTCCAGCCTCTGAGTTCCTTGAGTCTTTTTGCAATGTGTTGTCGTGAATTAGGATTGAACTCAATAATTTTAACTTTAGAATACAATTCATTACGTCTAAGTCCCTCGTTAATGAGCCATGATCCAAAAACTTTTTTAAGTTTTGTTTCAAGTACATCCCTTTTACTTGCCAGTTCTGAATATAATTTAACAGCTTTTGTTTCATCGAAATTAATTCCATAATACTCCTGCTTGTTACAAATGTTGGCAATCTGATGCTCTAATTTAACGGAATTCTTACTAGGCAATCTTCCCCTAAAATTTTTCCATAAAATATCCGTTAGTTCGACATCTTGAATACAATAGTCGATCATCTCCTGAGATAGTTCTTCAAAAGCATTTTCGGAAACTCCATATTCCCCTTTAAGGTTTTCAAGCCTATATCCCCAAGCTTTTAAAGAGTGGGAACCAAAGTATTTAGGTTCAAGTCTCCTAACTTTGATATCCTCTGATCTTAGATCCGCATGTATTAATCTACTAAGAATTAACGTATCGGTAACTTGGGATATTGGTATTTTAAAACCATATAATCTCCTTAAAACTTCCAAGTCAAATCCTAGAATATTATGTCCTATGATCTGACCAGTTTTAAGTACCTTTAAAGAGTCCTCAATTTCCTCTTGTTTTGTGGCTACTGTGATTGAATCATCAATCTTATACACAAGACAATGTACTTTTGAGACTGTATCTAAAAGTCCATCAGTTTCTATGTCTAGTATAATATTTTTCATTAGAAGTCCTCCTTATTCTCCTTTTCAAATCCATAAGATTTAGCTTCATCAGGTGAAGCAGTAACTACCATTCTTCCTGTCTCCTTAGAATAATGTAAGGTATCTGCAACTCCAGTTTCTCCTGTCCATCGGTTTTTCAGAACTCTGATAGTTGTGAGGTCTGGATTCTCCTCGTCTTGTTGGTTTCTTTCACAACCAATTACTATGTCAGAGAGTTGAGCTATCCCATGAGAACCTCTTAACTGGTTCAAAGTAGTTCTAACTCCTTCTTCATGACCTTTATCTCCTGTAGGTCTGCGTAAGTGAGATACAAGAATTAAAGAACATTGAACTTCTTCTACCAAAGAACGTAGTTTAGTCATCACAAAGTCTAACATTCTCCTTTCATCTCCTCCTTCTAAACCAGAAAGAATTATAGTAAGATGATCCAAGATAATATGAGTGCATCCTACACCTTTTACAAGGTATCTTATCTTGTTAAAGAGATGGTTGATCTCCATGCTTCCCCAATGATCGTAGAGGAATAGGTTTCCTGTGCCTAGTACATTATCAAATCCACTCTTTAATTCTTCTGGAGTATGATCCACACTTTGTAGATGAATAGGCTTGTTAAGGTATAATCCTATGAAACCAAGCGCAGTCCTCTTAGTATTTTCCTCAAGTGCAAGATATCCCACTTTCTGATCCTGAAGCATCAGTGAGTATGCTATTTCTCTACAGACTTGACTCTTACCTACTCCTGAACCTGCGGTGATTGTAATGATCTCGCCTTTACGAATACCCTGAGTCATGTTATTCAATCCATTGAAAGGATAAGGCATTGAATCTGTTTCTACTGTGGTACTAACGAGATCCCATAGGTCTTTCCCATCAATGATACCATCAGGTCTATAGCTTTTTGCATTCCAGATCTGATTGATAATTTCTGCACCTCTTCCTGCTTGTATCATCTCATTAGGATCTTTAAGCGGAAGTGTAGCAATTTTTACTTTTCCTGGACTAAACAACTGAACGCAATCATCCACAGCTTTTTGACCTGCATCATCCTGATCGAACATCAGTATAACGGACTCAAAATTTTCTAGGTATTCTAAGTCGTTCTGAATAGCCTTCCTTGCTCCTGCTGCTCCAGTTGGGATACTAACCACAGGCCATTTGTTTCCTTGCGCCTGAGAGACAGACATGGCATCTATTTCACCCTCGCAAATGGTGATCATCTTGCCTTTTTCCCACAAGTGTTTTCCGTAAAGTCCTGCTTCTTTAGTATCTCCTATAAAAAGGAAATCTTTGTTAGGAAACCTGAGTTTCTGAGCTACTACATGCCCATCTTTTTTATAATTAGCAATCTGAACTTTTTTACCTTTTACTTCACCAATTTGGTAAGACCATTTACTTACAGTAGCTTTAGTTAAAGCACGTTTTTTGAGTGCTTCTACTTCTCCTTTAATAAAATCCATACTATATTTCTCCTCTTGTTTAATGTTCTCCTTAGTGTCTCCTTGTTGTCTATAACCGCAACCTGGAGTAAAACACCAACCATGCCCATCATCATAGACAGCTAAGTTATCTACAGAACCGCATCTAGGACATGGAGCATGGGAGATGCAAGTAGATTCTTGTTCTCCCATATTTCCTCTTTAAATTGTGAACCAGTAACTAACAGTTAGGACAATGAGATACTTCCCTCTGCGTCACTACATTTACATAGTTACTGGTTTATTTTTCATGAATCCATAAGTTAGGTATTATTGATTCGGCATATAAAAATTCATATTTCTCACACCATTCTTGGCAAGTATACCTTCCTCCTTGAACTTTACTTTTAAGTTTTCCAAAAATAAATCTAATATCTAGCTCAGGATGTTGCTGTCTAATCAGTCTATGTTTTCTCTGATCCTCAGCCTTGAACCATCCCTTAACTTCTATCAGTATACCATTAGGAAGCAAGAAATCAGGTTGATATTTCTTTGGAACCTCATAACCTATTCGGTGCGTTTTAGGTTCAAAGATAAAACTAACTCCTTGCTTTTCCAGATAGTCTGCTACCGATCCTTCTAGATTAGATCTATAACGATTAGAAATCGTCATCATCCTCAGAATCTGAAGTGACAAAAGGATTCTCCGTAGGTTCTTCAGAAGTAAATCCTTCTTCCTTTTCAAATCCTGAAGTTTCTCCACCATCGTACTCAACGAGATCCAAAACCTGAACTGCATTAAAGTACATAGTAACTCCTGACTTTCCATTTACAGTATACTGTATTGGAGAGTAAGAAACCTTAACAGTTGATCCCCAACCGATATCCACATTACACGGCTTCATCTGAGAATCTACTACCATGATCTTAACATCACGAGATTCCCCATTTCTACCTTTGATTGAGGCTTTCTGCTTGAACTTAAAGACGATATCATCACCATCTTCTTTGTATGGAAGAAACTCAGATGCTTTTTTACCTGAAGAAGCAACTTCATCTGCAATCCACCCATCAATTTTTTCCATCCAATCTTTTGCTTGTTTTGACTTAGCAGAAAGTAAAAGGTTAATCTGAAACACATCATATTCAGGATGTGGTCTTTTAACATTAACCCATTTACATTTTGCTTTTGGACTTACAAGTTTTTGTACTGCCATATTGTTCTCCTATATTATATATTAATATTGATTAGATGAGAATTCACCTAATATTTCTTTCTGTATTGGATCTAATCCATCTTCTATTTCCTCCTTTTTTAAAAATAGGTTAATAAGATATTCTGGATCTATTCCAGAATTGTTAAGTTCAATATAAATATCTACAGGTAAAGGTTCTCCTGATTTTAATATCTCTATTGCTTGATATTCAAGTTGTTCCATGATTTCCTTTCTATATCTAGAGTGTCGAAAAAGAATTTTAACAGAAAAAATAAGGTGAATTTAACACCTCATAAATATTAAGGTTTCCTAGTTTTGGAGGTTCTGGAACTTCATCCAATACTTCCAAAGCAGCTTCCCGAAAATCACCTAGAACATCATTCTTAGAATAAATATCTACAAATGCTTCTCGTAAAAGCTTTGCAAGTTCAGGAGTATTTTTCGCATGCGTTCCATAACTATCATGGATCATAGCATAGCTATTAATCTCCTTCTTGTTACATAGATGCACAGTCAGGGTTAGTGCTGAGGCATCTAAACTATGCACAAAATTAGGTGCTGATCCATTTATAGATCTATGAACATCTATTTTTTTCTTATCCTCCTCATGAATTACAGGTGTTAATAATTTACCATCAATGGTAGTTTCAATTCTCCTCCATTTAAAAGCTTTATAATGCTGATAAATATATAAACCAGTAGGAGTTTTCCAAATAACAGGATAACCCTTTTTAGAAAGCTCAGAACTAACATGTCTAATCCATGTCATTGCTTCCTTAGCAGAAATTATAACTTCTCCAATAGCACTCCAAACTAAGGTAGTAATCCAGTTTATATACTTAGAAAGCTTCTCACCTTCAGGTATATCAAACTTCTCACCTTTCCTGAGTTGATCTTTCACATACTCTTCTACATACACCATAGCAGAGAACCTAGTCCCACCATAAGGGACTACCATTACTGGTCTTTTTGTCATCTTACGATTTATTAAGCCAGATTCAAGCCACTTCTTAGCTATTGGACAGTCAGTAGCTAGTTTTTCAGTTTCCCGAAATACCACATCAGCAACTTCCTGATAAATGTCCTGTGGAATAGGTTCATTTGTTAAGTTTGTTGCTTTACCTCCAATAGGACATCTCAACATAGCTGAATAATGCTGTAAACCATTGTTAGAGCCATCTAAAGCTATCGGGAGATAGCTGAGTACCCCTAAGCCATTTCTTTTCAATGTAGCCCATTCTGAGCAGAATGCAAAGAATATCCAAGCATCATCAAATTGAGTCCACCAATCATAGTCAAGACCAAGTTCTGCTGACTTTAGAATGTGTTCCTCATTATCTAAGACCCATTTGATTCTTTCAGTAAAACTTACTTTGTCTACTCCAGCGCAATTAGCTCCATGAATAGCCAACCAATCTGCCTGTTCTTGGGTTTCAATTGGTAATCCTTCTCCAAATGTTAGAAGAGACTTAGCATATTCAGTACCTTGGGGAGTTAGAAAACTACTTACTGTGTATTTTCTTCCCCTAAAATCTGCTTGGTAAGGAAAATAAATCTGATCAAAGTTTTTAAATTTTCCTGCAAGATTTAAAGTCCTCATGAATTGTAGGATCTGGCTCTTTCTTCTTATATTTTCTTCATAAACTTGGGTAGCTTTCACTTTCCAAGCTTTGAATTTGAGTTTTGTCTCCTCATCCATGTCCTGTTTCTTTAAATCCTTCGGAAAATCACGAGGAGGTAGCTCCATCTCATTCCTATCAGGCATAGATCCTATTATTCTGCCCTGCTCCCATGCTTTTTCCATAACATCAAGAACTTTTGTATTAACTTTCCACTTAGTTTCCTGTAGAGAATTAACACATTCAAATTCCATATCCATGTTACTAAATGGAAGGTCAGTCTTAACATTCTTATGCGTTTCTTTAATAAATGGTAATCTATGTGATAAATAACCTCCATTTGAAGGATTAGTCCACTTTTTCGGAGTCGTTACCATTGGTAAGTAAGCAGGAGAAAGTAGCTCTCCTTGATTAATTATATCCTGAATCATATCTAATGTTTCCTGAGTTGGTACAATAGTATATGAAGAATACTTTTTTCCTTTAGATCTAGTAGATCCTAGTTTAATTAATCCAGTTGACCTAATTATTAGATCTATCATCAACTGTCCTACTTGTGTTTTCTCTACATGAGTCCAAACAGGGATCTCTTCTCCCATTTTATAAGAAGCACTACGGATTAGACCATACCTTCGATAATGTCGAGATGCAGATATTTTTCCTATCTTTTCCACAAGCATACGAAAATATTTTTTGTCTTGATTTTCCCAAAGATTAAATCTTACCTGATCCGATAAAGCCTGTCCGATCTGATGGGAAAGATTCATGAGTTTTTGGGAATGTGAGATTCCATCCATTATGGCTCTTAAAGATATAAAAGATGCCACATCATTTTCTAACATTGCTAGGAAAGGTGAACTCGCTTTCATTCGACCTGGTTTTGAAACCTCCTCATTTATGTGAGTGTGTATGGCTTTACTCAGAGTGGTAACAGTTTTCTTCATAAGTAAGATGCCATGTAAGGTAATGGATTCTGTACCTCTTTGTTTAGCTTCTCTTACTTGCTTCTGGAACTTTTCAATTCCAGTATAAACCATTTCTTCCTCTAAAGATTTCTGAATCTCAAATATATTTCCTTCCATTAAACCTCCTCTTTAGTGATTTTTATTGTGTTACCTACCATTATATTGTAAGCAACGATGATAAGAATAGTAATGACTCCAGACAAGAATCCGAAACCAAATATGCTAAAAAATACCAAGATGTCAGGTAATATTAAAAACCATCTACCCATAATCTTTCTCCTATAGCTTTAATTACAGGCACAGTAACGCTATTTCCAGCCATTTTAAACAGTTGGGTATCTGATATCCCAAGTTCTCTTCCCTTGTGATATAGAGAGTCTGGAGCGCCCTGTAACCTAAAGAACTCTAAAGGTGTGAGTCTTCGTAAGACTTTACCATCAAATATAGACTGTTCTATATTTTTCCTAGTAGTTAAAGTTCCTACGACTGACTCTTTTTTAGGAACGATCTCTTTTCCTCGTCTTGGAGAGAAATCCTTTCCTGTTTTTGCTTTGTGTTCCCTTCTTATTTTCTTTGCTTCCTCTGATCGTACTTCCGTAAGAACAAAGGGTTGTCTACTACCACCAGAACAAGAGTTAATAGTAGGTGAAATTCCTTTGTCAGAATAAATCCGATCATTGGAATGTTTAGGTTTATTTAATTGAAGTATTGTCATTCCAGAATGATTTCCTCCTGTGTGCGCTCCTCCACTTATTGTTCTAGCAACTGCGGTTTTTGCTGACTCCGACTTGCAAGTGTGCGAGTTAGCTTCTCCCACGAGAGGAAATACTTTGGGTCTGGGTTTTCCTCTAAGATATCCGATAACGAACACTCGTTCTCTGTTCTGTGGAACTCCGAAATTCTTGCTGTTACAAGTTTGCCATTCCGCATCGTACCCCAATTCTGAAAGCCTGTTGAGCATGGTACTAAAGATTTCTCCTTTCCATTTGCCAGACGATAGAACTCCTTTGACTTGTTCAAGAAAAAGAATGCGAGGTTTTTTAAATTGTATGATTTTGCAAAAGTGAACAAACAAGTCTCCGCCACATTCCGTTTGATCAAAGGGATTTTCTGTCCTTTTTCCAGCGATACTGAACGCAGGACAGGGTAGACCTGCACAGGCAATGTCGAAATCTGGCAGGATACTTGGGTCTTCTGCAATTTTTCTGATGTCTCCGTAGTTTTTGTTCTCATAATTTCCTCTATTGCTATAGTTATCAATTAAGGCAAACTCTTCAGCAAGCCAATTACTCCATTTATCAACTTCTGCATGTCCTACTTGTTTATGTCCTGCTTGTTTCATGCCTAATCCAAACAGGTCTACGCCACTTGCGAATGAAAAGAATGTTGATTCCATTTAATCCTCCTTTTGAAACCATTTAGGTTGTTGGGTGTATTTCCACTTACACATATATGCCTTGTCTATATTATAGTAGTTACGATATGCTTGCACAGTATCGTCAGACTTGTAATGGTCTGGCATACATTGTGGTGGACTTTTAAAACCTTTGATACCTATGTTTTTAGGCGCTTCAGACAGAGCATGTAAGAGCCTTGATGTAGCATGAACTTTTGTATATCTTTTGGTATACTCAGCACATAGATACTTAAATAGCCGAAAAGTATAATGGTAATGATCGTACGACTCTCTAACCCATACTGCACTTGGATGGTTCTTATGGGTAGCCTTGTACAATTCTTCATTCTCCTCATCACCATCTAAGATGCGATGTGCTGTACTCAGTAGTTGAGCATACTCAAGTATCATTTTGACAACATGCTTGTCGCAATGAGCTTCAGCACAAGTTTTTGTGTTAGTGTCTAAATAAAAAATGTTCATTTTGTTCTCCAATTTAAGTTTGGTGAGGAAGGTAGGATTTGCACCTACTATGTCATTCGACATCTGATTTACAGTCAGATTGCTTATCTAGATTGCATACTTCCCCAATTCGCACCCGCCCTATCCCGAACTTACGTTCTCGCACAAATTTAACTATACTACTTGATATACATACACATCAAATTTATTAGCTTCAGCTTTGATGGTATGATCTGGATGATGACTTCTAGCACCTCTAAACCTTGTTCTTAATATAATTTTTTGATGTTTGAAAAATTTCCGAACAGCTTGTCTTACTTCAACTAAATTTTCCTCAGAAAATTCTATCCCTTTCAAAATAGAACGATAACCTTTTGAATTTTTTAACGCTTCAAAAACCATTGCACTTAATTCTGACTTTTCCATCTTATTCTCCTAAAATAAAGTTAATAAAAACACATTCCATTCTGAATTGAATGAAATGTAACTATAGACGATAATAAACATAAAAGCTTTCATCGTCTGTTTAGAAAGGAATCATACGATTCTTCGTACATCCTCATCTGGTCAATATCTTTCCGTCTTGATTTCTCAGGATTGATATCTACAATTACTTTTGGCTTGTTCTCTTCTTTCATGTCCTTATCTTTTTCCATTTCCAATCCTCCACGCTTTTTTGTTTAAACATTACTGGAATATCTAAAGTTCCAATTATGAAATCATCTAAAACTTCAATACTCAAAGTTTTAGTTCCTAACACTTTTGCAAACTTCTTTCCTAGTTCATTGGTAGGATAGTAACGAACATTTCCAAATTCTATCCGTTCCTCTATTTCTACTTCTTTGTATGCTGGATGTCCTTCATCAGGTCTTAAATCCTTCCATTCTGTAATACTCATTTTTTCCTCCTTCGTTTTTTTGCTGTTCCATTAGTTATCTCAACAGGCATTGTGACTGTCATAATACCTTTGAGATCATGTTCAACTATTGTGCTTGGGAATTGCCTATCTAGCCTATCCCCTTTGTAAACTTGAATGTCTCTAACTTTTCTAGAGTACAGTTCCTGTGCTAAGTCAATTACTACCTTAACAAAAACTTCATTATCTTTCATATAGCCTCTTCTAATGATAGTTTAACAAATGATTTATTATAGGCTCTTTGTGCTCTATTGAACATCTTTTTAAAGCCCTTCATAGATGCGTTATTCCTTGTTCTGTGACAGTATTTGTTCTCCACTCTTTCATACTTAAACTCTGAATTAGCTCTTGCTAGTTTAGAATTTATTTTACTGTACTTCATCCGTTTCATTTTGATCTCCGATTAATTATTAATCAACTACAAAACCTGTTACATCTTTTTTCGCTTCACCCTTCGCTTTCAATCCTACCACAACACCCTTAGGATCTAAAAATCTAAGATCTGTGTCATCTCCATTGAAGACTGTATGTCCTGCGTATGTCTTAGGCAGTTTATCTCTAAATACCACAGCAACATTATTTCCTTTTGCTACCATTTCCTGAACATCTTGCTCTGTGTGAAGTTCTGATTTTGAGTATGTTAAATGATAATTACTTGTTTTTGGTTTACGATTCCAATCTTTAGTATAATCATAAAATTGGACATCTTTATGTTCATGCATTATACTCTGATTATTTTTCCCTTGTTTTATGTTTTGGTATGGTAAATCGCTTGTTCCGTTTAATCTGATACAAGTTAAAGCTTTGTTTTTAGCTGATTTGCGTTTAAGCTTTTCTATATCTTTATTTAATTGATTGAAATACTCTTTCCTTGATTTGAGAAATAGCATTGTTTTTCTCAGTCTTCCCTTTTGAACATTTGACATCTTCCCACGCCCTGCAGAGTATAAACAAGCTTCTCTACAGGCAGGACTTGAAGACCCGCAGACATTCTTTCCTGATATACTAGCTGGAGCAAAATATACGATTCCAGTTAAAGCTTTTTCATAGTCTTCTAAAAACTTTTCTACGATATCGGATAAGTTACTTTTAATTGTTTTTGCATTATTTGATCCATCAGATAAAATATTCATATTTTCCTCTTATTTAAGATTTACTGTATCACTGTGAAGACTAGAAATGCTGTCATTAAGAAATTAGTAACCACCATCAAACCAAGACTAAATTGTAGTATTTCAGATTCATTCTCTTTTTTATATTTATTCATTAGTTCTGAGAATACTGTATTTACTTGATCAGATTTTATTGTGTATGTCTTTTCCATTTAGTTCTCCGTTTTTGGGTTATTAGTTATATTTAACTATTCTCCACGAATAGTTTTAAAAACTCCTTTTATATTCCATTTTTCAGGATTAAAATTTGGGTTATCTTCATAGAAAAGTTTACCCAACATATTGTGAGCATAAATAATTCCATCCAATGTATCAAGATTTCTTATATCTTCTTTATTCCATTTATTTTTACTATAATCTAAATCAACTGAAAGTTCATCAATTAACTTTTTTGTGTGTTTGTAAATTTCTTCATAATGTCTTTTAGTAAATTTTGGATTATTCATTTTGTTCTCCATTTTAGGTTTGAGTTTGGGAAGCTTTTACACTTCCCGATTAGTTAGAATTATAGGTTTATTTTGACTCATATTGTTTATTCCAGAATTTATCATTTATTTTCTCAAACAGTTTTTCAGTTTTTTCAATTTCCGCTAATCCCTCATCTCCGGTTAGTAATCCATCAGCTACTTTATGGATCATTTCAGCTTGAATATTTTTTAGCTCATCTTTCAAAATTTCTCTTAATGTGTGTCGAGAATCTAATTCTATATGAAATTTTACTTTTTCTGATTTAGTCATAATGTTCTCCGTTTGGGTTTGAATTAGTTGATGTCACTCAGTATAGCGTTTAGTTCAGCTTTGTCAAGTCAAATATTAATTATTTTTTAACTTAGCTTCAAATGCCTGAATCTCAGCTTTTGTGTACACTTTACAAGCTCCATTATTTTTCCTAGATCTAAAAGCTTGTTTTGGGTTTTGATGATAACTTTGAAAAGCTTTTACGTTTTTGACTTCTTGAGAGTATTCACTCTTTCTTACATGTGTTTCATCTTTCCAGATTCGGCTTGTTATTTTCTCATTCATGATTCGCTCCGTTTGGGTTAGTGTTCGGTTTGAGTCATTACCCTATCAAATAGTAGACATCTTGTCAAACTAAAAATGAATTAATTTCATTTAATTGCATTAAATACTGATATTATTGAAGAAATTAGATGTAAAACAGAGAAAATTGATTGATTTGATATATACAAAGTCCTACAAACGTGTAGTTTATCGGAAATGACAAGGAAAGACTGTGGTCTATGTGATAGTATATATTTGACATAATATTGCAATACAGAGCGATTTAATGCTGTTTATAGCGATTTTAATGGTTTTGAGAAAAAACACAGATAGAAAAGACAGACAAGCTCAGAAATTCTCAAGATGATTCAATATATACTCAATCAACTCAGAAATTCTCAGGAAATCTCAGAAAAAGTTTGAATCCGTTTGGTATAAAATATGGAATTGCAAAGTTCATGCCAAAGTTTCCTGAGAAATCCTGAGATTTATTAGTAGCTACTAACTTTTGCTGTTAGCCTGTGGAGCAGTCCTGAGATCTGTAGCACTAATTTTAAAAATTAGCCAATGCTAATAAAATGGATCGCAGGAATTGAATGGGGTAAAAGCTCCAATCACTATCGATTACACTATCTCAGAATTTTTCTGAAAATATCCTGTTCCTTCTGAAGTAGTCAATTCTAAAGTTGTATTTCTTCCGTCTAAACTTAGTCTTTACTTTATGTATCTGACTACCTCTGTTTTTGATTCCTGCCATTGGTGATTCCTGTCTTTAAAGGTTCATCTATATCCGAAGTCTAAGAAAGAGGGAACAATATGTATTATAACCAGCCCATATCTAGAGTGTAGGAATTGTTTATTATGTTAAGTTAATCACATCCAAGTAGGAAAAGAATTTATGTTTTTATTATCATTTAAGACACCATTCACAAAGTTTTCAATCTCTATATCGAATAGTTCTTCCTTTCGTGTTTGTATCTCCATCTCAGCATCCGCTGCCATAAAGTCAACCCAGTATTGGACTGCCATCTGTAAAGCATCAAGTCTATCGTCATGGATCAAAGCTCCTTTATCCTTTGTAACCCTTGTCATCTGATGAAAGAGCATATAACGAGCTTGAGTTTCTACAGGATAATCTTGAACTGTCTTATAATCCTTTTCAATGACTTTAGGATCAATCACAAGCCTATGTTGGTTCATGACAGGTTCTAAGGTATCTATAATCCTTTTCTCTTTCTGAACATTACTTCTTATTTCTTCTATAGTAACATTGTGAATCTTCCGTAACACAGGTTTCAGGAGTTCCATGAACATCCCATCTCCAAAGTTAGATTCTATCAGGATCAGGTTTACTTCATTACGTTTAGCGATTACTGAGAGTGCCTGGAGGTTATCGTCTTTGTATCCTCCTCTGAGTCCTCCGCACTCTGTAACATATAAGTAACCATTCAGCATCTTCACTACTGCATATCCAGTTTCATCTTTTCCTCTTCCGCTTGGATCAATAGAAAGAACTGAACCATTATAAGGTATCCAATCTCCCAGTTTAGTCTCAGGACTATAGAAGAAGTCTCCTGGAAGACCAACATTAGGAAGATCCACTAACTTATTCCTTGGATCTCTAGTCCATACTGGTTTCTCAGGAGCCTTATCAGAGTCCACACCCATTACGATGAGATCTGAAAGCTTCAATGGATACTTATCTGCATCCGAAAGGCTTGTATCTAGTTGGAACTGGAGAGCAAATCCTGACCTACCATAAGAAAGTTCTCGCTCCAATAGGTCTTCGGCATCAAAGCGTAATGGATCAGTAGGATCTCCAACAGTATAACCACGATCAATCCTATCTTGAATAAAAGGTGCAAGCTTGTTTGAATATCTAATAACTTGTTTTTCGTCAGGATACCTACTAGGCCAGATCCTAACTTCATAACCTCTTTCAGGAAGTGTTTCATAAAGACTCATTTCTGTTTGTGGAGTACCAAGATAGACAATTGATCCGTCAGGTTTTAGTACTGCATCAAATTCTTTTACTGCTTCTGAAAGTTTATCTCGCATTGTCTGAGTCATTGAGTTATTTGGAACCTCAACATCGTCAGCAACTATTATATCTGCTCTGGAACCTGAAAGTTGTCCAGTAATTCCTACAGACTTCACACTTGGACTATGACTAGCTTGGCAAGGACCAACATCAAATGCTACCTTACTCTGTCTTTGTCCTTCTCTAGATTTTAGGTGGTGTAGAATTGGTAATTCATTTATCAATCTCTGTGTAAAGGTTGAGAAGTCATCTGATCTAACTTTACTTGCGGAAACCACTAGAACTTTAGTCTCAGGATCTAGTAATAATTTCCAACAAACAAATGCTGAGGTGATATAACTTTTCCCAACTCCTCTGAACGCTTCAATGACTGCTCTCTTAGGAGCGTTTTGAAGATATTCAGCCATATCGTACTGAACAGGAGTTGGATTAGGTAGACTAAGGTGTTCCCAAACTAGAAAAACAAAGTTCCTAAAGTCCAAAAGAGGATTTTCAGGTTCTTTTTTCTTTTTCATATAGGATTTAGGCTAAAATTATAGGAATAGTTCTGAGAGTGCTCAGATCGCTCTGTATGAGAAGGAAAGGTTTAAGTGATATGAATGGGTTAGTGGTGGTATCTTTTGTTAATTAGGATACTATTTGAAGATCTTTTTTTCGTCTTTTTCTATTTTTTGAGTACAAATCATCATTTTCAAGGAATGTTCCTTTATTATCTGTAGCAGATTTCACATTTCCTTTATTAAATAGGATAGCTTCAGTATAATCACTTTCTCCATGAGGAACACTCTGTTGAAGAACACCATCATATCCTAAACTTTGGAAAAATTCGGTAAGTTCTAATCCACTATCTAAAGAATGTAAATATCTTTCAACTTCCATAGGAGTTTTAAGAAAAACAGCTTCAGTTTTTATTTTTGAAATATCTGTACTATGATTAGGATCGGTAGGATCAAGAGCTTCAAGTCCCATTCGTAATCTTGTTAGACCTTCAGAAACAATTTGAGAATCTTCTTCATTCATAGCAAATGAATCCATTCCCACTTCTCCTTCTGGAGAAACAAGTCTCAAGGGATTATACATTCGTAAATAAAGCTTATGAACATTTGAATCTTTTGTAAATTCTCCATCCTGTCCTTTCATGTATTTAGGAAACTCACTTTCTATAGTAGAAGTGTATACACCTTTAAATTCAGATCTACTTGCAGTTTTAGATGGATCTAAAGTCCCTTTTATTTTATATGGAGTTCCATGTCCAAATGCAACTGGTCTACCTTTTTTATCTACAATTAAACCTTGCTTACCTTCTTCATTTTTTCCCCACAAATCTAAATTAAGTCTCTGTAGAATTGGATCTTTTATGACTACTTTTCCTGTGTTCGTAGAGAAAGCTTGAATAGGAACATCATGCCATCTTTTTGTTTTCTTATTAAATGTAGCTCTTTTAGGATCTGTATGGTAATCTCTTATTGCTTTTTTTTCGTGTGGTCTAGTATCCCTTATAAAATCTCCTTCTTCATTAGTAATAACTTGTTCTCCTGCTTTAGGAGGATTTATTACGGATACACCTATTCTTCCTAAAGGAGTAGCTTTACCTAGACTTTTTACTGCTTTTGCAGGAAGATTTTTTACAAATTCAGGTAAATTTTGACCACTAACTACTGTTTCTTTACGAGGATCTACTAATGCATCATTAGCTAATTCTGGATGATTTTTCCAAAAAAGATCTTCTTCTGTTGTTGGAATTTTTAAATCTTGTCTGCTCATGACTTAAATGAATTATAAGAAAATTTATCATCAGAGGAAAATGGCATACTCTTCATAAGTTCTTCTAAAGAGTTACCATCTGTAGGAAGACAGGTAATATTATTGTCCTTAAGGAACTTTACAGCTACTGCCAGATCTGCTGGTTTTGCTTCTCCTGATTTGATTTTTGTTAGTAGGTCATCTGCTACTGCATCAAAAAGAGATTGTAGTACTTCTTCTTTCATATTTTAATTACATTTACAAGGGTTACATTTACAATCTTTACATTTACACATATTTATTCCTATAGTCATTAATTGCAGC